CGGCTCGACTTGGCCCTCAAGGGGAAGGTTGGCAACCGCGCAACTAAGGGGCTCGACGAAGCACTCCGCACGATTACCGAGGATACGACTATCTGGGGCACCGGGAAGGCCCTGGAGCAGGCGCGTAACTTGAACAAAGGCATCGACCGTCTTTCCGATGGCTTCTCTGAGCTGCGCAGGCTCGACATTCCCGACGACCTTTCCAAGATTCCCGATGGGACAGACTTGACGGCTCTCGACCACGCCATAGGTGAAGTGCGCGGCGGTCTCGACCATCTGCACGCCTCCGGCCTCCTAGACTTCAACCAGCTCCGGGGCATCACTAACACGCTCGACCGCGTAGAGGATGCTCTCGTGACAGGCAAGGTGGCCTACGTTGATGCAGTGAAGCTCAACAAAGCACGGAAGAGTGCGGCTATCAATCACAAAGCCCGCTTCGAGAAGGTGAAGGCCGGAGACGTTGAGACAGCAGGCGCCCTTGAAGCCCGCATGGAGGGGCGTGCTGACGAGATTGCCCATCGCTTCAAGCAGTTTGTGGACTTCGGAGATATGCTTATCCGGTCCGGCAAGATTCCCCTGTACGTCAACCGCTCTCTCCGCATCTTGAAAGAGACTCCGATGGAGGAGAAGCAGCACATGTTCATGCAGATGCAGGAAAAGATTCCGATGCTCGTGGGCAACCCTGAGCACCTGGCGCAAGAGCTACAGCCCTTCCTCTCACAAGAATCGCAGAGCATCGAGGTTCATAACATGGCGGGCGTGCAGTCCACCCAAGCGCTGTATTTCCTAGCGAACAAGCTAGGCCGTGTTGACCGCACCCTCTACGGAAAGAACAGGCCGCCGAACAGAGAGAAGGCACAGCGCTTTGCAGAGACGTTCGCCGCGATGGTTGACCCTATTGACGTGGCCTACGCAGCGACGACCGGCGAGGTCACGCAGGACATGATTGATTCTGTGCGCGTCACGCGACCCTCGATGTACGCTGAGCTTTCCGTCCTCCTGTCTCAGCTCCTCGACAAGATGGACCCTATCACTACCCCCCGCGCAACCTACAAGGGTGTTACCAAGTTTCTAGGCGGTGGTGACCCGATTAGCAGCGGCGAGGTTATCATGCAGCTACAGAGCAACTACGCGCAAAACGAACAGCAAGCTCAGGCCGTGGGAGGAAGCCCCAACGGTCATTTCCACCAAGAACACCCCCAAGATGGCGATAACGCCTTCACCTTCACGCAACGGCTTCAGAGTTACTAATGACTATCACGAATATCAATCCAACCGCAAACAGCGTTGTCGCCCCCGGCGATAGCATCTCTTTTGACATCCCTAGTGGCTACGCCTCCCTCATCATCAAGGCGAACCAGAGCGCGGGGGATGAGTATGTCTACGACACCGGGAACGGTGGGGCGCAGGTTGGCTACACAGCAACCGTTACAGACATTGGCGGGGGCGTGAATCGCTTTACCCTATCGCGCGCCGCAGGGTGGGATAAGGACCCGACCCTTTTCACGGTGACTGAGGATGCAGCAACCACGACTTTCTCTTTTTACCTCACGTCAACGGCGACGTACCCCGAAGGCATGCAGCCGTACAACGACAAGTACGAAGGCTCTCTCAAGGTGTCTGAGGGTGACGCAGAGGTACGCGGGGACGTAGGATGGGTTGACTTCGACAAAGACACTTTCAATGTTTTTGACAAGGGGAACGGGAAAGTACAGGTTGCGGGTGTTAGTGCCCCGGACCCGACCGCTGTTCACACAGATGGCAGTAACGAGCTTACCCCGCTCACTGCTAAAGATAGCCCCGCGAGCGCCGACGTTCTTGTCATTGAGGACAGCGCAGCAGGATACGCTAAGAAGAAGGTTCTAATAAGCAAACTCCCAACAGGGAATGACGCCGATGCTATTCATGATAATGTTGCCAACGAAGTGTCGGTCCTCACGGAGAAAAGCAATGTTGTTGATAGTGACCTATTTCTCATCGAGGATAGCGCGGCGGGGTACGTAAAGAAAAAGGTCAAGGCAACTAACCTGCCAAGCAGCCCAGACGCTACGGCGGTTCACACAGATGGCAGTAACGAGCTTTCCGTACTCGTCGCTAAAGATTCTCCGGCAAATAATGACGTTCTTGTCATTGAGGACAGCGCAGCGGGGTACGGCAAAAAGAAGGTTCTAATAAGCAAGCTACCAAGCTCCTCTGGGGATGTGACCGGTCCGGCTAGCTCTGTAGATAATCGTGTTGCTCTTTTTAGTGGGGTGACTGGCAAGATTCTGAAAGATTCCTCAAGTGTTACAGAGGCAGCGGGCATAATCACAAACGCAAGTGCCACGGCTACGCAACGCCTCAAAGAGAAAGCTGCTGCTGCTGCAACCCTGGCAGCACATGGGGATTTTTGGGTCCGTGATGACGCGCCTTGCGTGCCTATGTTCACTGACGACGCGGGCCAAGACATCCGTCTTGGTAAGCAGGTTGCGGTGTTTCATGACGCGGGTCGATGGACAGGCAACGCAGGGACGTGGGTATCTTCGGATGCGCAATCCTTGTTCAGCGTATCCAACATGGCGGACACGTTGGGTAGTGGAGCGGACCCCGCGTTTAGCACAAACGGGAATGGGTGGGGCGGATACCTCGTGCCGAAGGCGGGGAAAATCTCAGACATCTACCTACAGTACGGACATTCCGCAGGAACGATTGATGGTGATGTTGCCCTCTATAAGTTCACCACCACGGAAGGAAGCGCCATCGCTAACCCGACCGGAGTACTCCTTGGAAGCAAGCAGACACTAACGGGCGCAACGGCATGGGCAACCTACAAGCTCAGTCAAACGGGGCTTGCTGATTCTGTTGCGGCGGGAGACATTCTCCTTGTTTGCTACAAGTCCGTTGCTTTCACAGGATCGGTTATTTTCAACCTCTCAGCGGTCATCGAGTTTGACTAATCACATAGACGCCTTACCCTTACGAAAGAACCAAGACAATGAACCCGGAGATAAATGAGTTGATTCTGTCCCTCGTGCAATCCTTGGACGAGAAAGCAGACAAGCTCTCAGATGGGCAGGCTTCCATCAAGACGCAGCTTGCAACACATGAGGAGAGAAGCCTTGCCCAACACAGGCGTATCAAACTCCTCGAAAAAGCAACTGGGGCAGTAGCCACTATCGTTCTCGCGGCAGTGCTCACCGCCTTTTTTACCAACGGTGGCCTATGAAACGTCTACTCCTCCCCGTGCTCATCATCATGATGGCTTGCACCACCCCCGCAATCTCGAAGGCCAAGCCTCGCGTCAACACCGTGGGCAAGGCCCTACAGGCTACCGTCGCGTTGCAAGGCTTCTTCGGGCGCACCTTTTGCTCAGGCGTTATCGTGGACCATAAGGTTCTCACTGCGTTCCACTGCATCGAGGACGGGACCCCCGTGTTCGTCAAGACGCATGAGGACCGATGGGAAGCCGCCGTGTGGAAAACAGACAAGCTAGATGACCTTGCGGTTCTCGTTCCCGCCGATGGGCACGCACTAGGTAGTGGCATACGCCTCGCACGAAAGGCCCCCACTTGGGGCGATGATGTGTGGGCAATCGGCCATGCGCTAGGCAAGTACGAGTACAGCGTAACGAAGGGCATCGTGTCCTACCCGAAACGGGAAGATGGTGTCTTTGGTGGCGTGTGGTTCCAGCATGACGCGGGGACCGTGGGCGGAAACAGTGGCGGCCCCGTGGTGAACAAGCACGGCAGGCTCGTGGGCATCACCAGTTTCGGAGTCATCCAGGGCATCTACTGTGCTCTTGGGTGCCCGGGCGCTTACCAGGATACACACATCAATGGCGCGGTACATCTGTCTCCTATTCGTGCTCTGCTTCGCTAGTGCCTGTTGGCCTCGCGCAGTAGAAGAAGCGGCACACGCTACAGTCCTCATTGACGAGCAGGTTGCCGTCTGGGTGACTGGCTGCATGGACAAGGCCCCAACGTGGGATGCGTGGGACGAGTGTGCAGCAGTGGGCGGAAAGGTGGGGCGCCTCCGAGCAGTGACCCTCGCGCTCGACCTAGCCAAGGGCCACAAGGCCCAACGCGCCGCCGCCTGTGAGTGGTTCAAGGTAGTCCAATCCCTTCCCGATGTCCCCGCAGTGGTCGTCGCGAAGCGCAGCAAGTGGAGAAGAAAATGCTGAAAGTCCTAGCAGCCGCCCTCGCCATCGTTCTCATCCTCCTCAAGATGTTCCTGCGGCCCCGGCCAAAGAAGGCAAAAGACGTACTCCCAGAGGAAAGCCCGACCGCAAAGGCCATCGCTGAGGGCGAGGCTAAAGCCAAAGAAAGGCTAGGCCCTCGGCCCTAATCCCTCTCGATATGAATGAAACCATCGCTATCGCTGTACCCGTCGCCCTGATTGTCCTGGGCGCTGTCATCGCTGTCCTCCGCGTCGTGGCCCCCAAGACCAAGACCACGAAGGACGACAAGGCCCTTGACCTGCTCGAAAAGGTTGAGGATGTCGTGAACAAAGACGGCAAATAATGGGAGACGCCTACGCTTCCACGGCCCTAGAGCTTGGTAACGTCGCCACCCTCCATTATCTCGATGAGATTGTTGTGACAAATACTGACGGTTCGGACCGCTTCCTTCAGCTCTTCTTTGGGGCTACCTCGGTTCCAGCCGACACGGCGGTTCCTGATTTCATCCTCAATGTCCCTGCCGGGCAGAGTATCAGTTATGACCCACGCGGCGCCAAGTGGCCCGTTGGTGGGAGTCTGGCATTCTGCCTTAGTACCTCAGCGGCTACCAAAACGGCGACCGGCCCTGTTGGCTTCTTCTACCTCCGAGGCACATAATGACCCTCATCTGCTACGGTAACACGGACGGAGGCGTAGGCGGTTCACGAATCTCTATCCCCCACTCTGAAAGTATCGGAGCAGGAGCAAAATGGCATTGGCCGCTTGACAGCGCACAAGAAAGCGTAGTCGGCGGTTCCCCTGTTGACCTTACTGGTACTCTTGCCCTCAACCCAGGAGGCCCCGGTGCTGAAGTAGGTTTTTTTGACAGTAAGCGCTCTACCAGTGTCACCACGGGAACCATCGGTTCAGCCGTTCAGATTCAAGGCGCCATCTCCATCGCTATGTGGATTTACCGCACTGGGGCAAACACTACAAATCTTTCTCTTTGTGGTGCTCGTATCGCAGGTGCAGGACTAGCTAATAATATTCAATGGTCTCTCGACTATGAAGCCTCCAGCGAAAAGGTTCGTTGGATTCACCAGCATGGTAGCGCAGACGCAACGGACATAGTGGTGTCCCCGAGCGTTGTCGCTCTCAATACCTGGGAACATTGGTGTGCGGTCCGCAACGTGGCAGGAACCGAAGTAAAGCTCTACAAGAACGGCCTTCTCAACGCGACTAGCGGAGCGCTAACCAGGGCAGACGGTGGGACAAACATCACAGACGTTTCCATAATGAACAACCATTCGACGGCGGAGTTTCAAGGGATGGGTCGAAGCGCTATCGTCTATGACGAAGAGCTGAACGCGGCGAATGTACTCGCTCTATACGAGTCTACTTCCTCTACCGGAACCTGGGCCTAATGCCTCCCTGGCTGACCATAGCCAAGAGCTACGTTGGCCTGAAAGAGATTCCGGGCAAACTTCACAACCCTACCATCCTTGGATGGCTCAAGCGCTATGCGCTGAACATCGGGCGGTGGGGGAAGTCCCGGGACGAGACGGCTTGGTGTGCCGTGTTCGTGTCCAACTGCCTGGAGGCGGCAGGCTACCCCTCAACCAGGGACGCTAGGGCAGCCTCGTACAAGACCTACGGGAAGGCCTCACGCCCCAAGCGTGGAGCTATCGTCGTGCTACGCCATCGGAAGAAGGGGGACGACCCCAACGTGACAGGCAGCGCGAGCGGAGGCTACCACGTCCTGTTTCTCGACAAGTTTACCCACAACTTCATCTGGGGATGGGGTGGGAATCAACACAACAGCGTTAGCCACGCCGCGTTCTCGAAGAAAAACTTTGAAGTGTGTGCAATACGGTGGCCCACCCGCAGCGCTTAGACGTTGTTCCCTTCGTCCATTCCTTGTAAAAGGCCTTGAAGTCCCTTCCCTTCTCCCCGGCCCGTTCCTTCTCTGTCAGACTATGCCAGTAGTAGGTATCCTCCGCGCGTGGTCTCATATCCTATACCCCGCGTCCTGAAAGCAGATGTCGATGGCGAGGATGAGGGTGCTCCAACTCTCCCGGCAGCTCTCGGAGATTTGCGGAGAGTACTCCCCGACCCACCGCACAAAATGAGTGCGGGCGCTCAAGAGATTTCCGTCACCCTCCTCTAGGAAGTGGTTGAAGGACATGGTTGCGATTTTCTCTAGCTGATTCATCTGTATCTCCTATGGGAAAACGCTTCCACCTATCAGCGCTTTGTTCCAGCGTAAATGCTAATCAGGCCCCACACGTTCAGGCTCACGTACAGCCACATGGCCGGTTCCGAGGTCACGGCGAGGTAGCTCTCAGTGTAGATGAAGCAGCCGAGCAGGAAGGTGCGGAGCGGGATGATGACGCGGCGGTGCCCTACAAACCAATGGTCAACCAGCGACCCCAGGAAGGCAGTTACCACGAACAGGTTGAACATGCTTTCAGCAGGCGTCACGAGAGCACCACCGCATGCTTGTACTCCGCCGACACGCCTTCGACCTTGCGGTTGACGATGCGGAAGATGTTCGCCAGGTGGGCGAGAAGCCAAGCCTTGCTACGTCCTGGGGAGTACACGAGGTCGAGCAGCCCGTCCGCCATGTCGGCCCCGGAACCAATGCACTCGTAGTCGCCCCGCCTGTAGAAGGCGCCCTCTTTCTCGTAGTACCAGATGTCTTTGTTTACCAGAAGAAACTCGGCGTCATCCTTGTCATCGTCATCCTTGTGGACCTCGTAGACTGTGCGCAGCCTTTCCCGTAGCGTGCCCTCAGCAAACTGAATCTCCTGGGCGTAGTAGAGGGTGCCAGCGTAGAGGACCATTCCATCGTCAACGTGGAACCACTTCCCCTCTACGAGATGACGCTTCGCCCCACTACCGGACAGTGCCAGGTCGCTCGCGATGACGATGCCATCCTTGAACCGCGCTGCGATGCCTAAAGTGATAGCCGCCTCCTCACTTGTTCTCCGATATGCGGTAGCCCAAACTACGTAGTTTGTAGTCTAGGAGGATAAGGTCATTCTGAGATAGAATCTCGTACCAGCGCTTTCCTGTTTTGTGCGCACAGACCCAGTTCATAACTGCCTGTGCCAGCTCCTCGTAGCTTACTGTAGGGTCGTGTTTCACGTGACGCTCTCCTCGCCAGCCTTCTTGATGGCCTTGTCCGCCTCAGCCTGCGTCACCCCCGCGTCGGCGCCGAAGGCTCGCTTCGACACGCGGTCCAGGTGCTTTTGCCGTCGCAGCTCGTTAGCCTCAGCCTCGCCGCGCATCTCCCGGTCCAGGTCCTCTTTCCGGTCGTAGACCTTCACGCCTTGGTCTTTGTATTTGTCGAGATAGCCGTGCTTGTTGTAGCCTTGAGGCGACCAGCCGCCGCCCTTGAATATGATGGCGCCGCTCGTGGTCACGTTGCGGTAGATGTCCTCGCTCCCACACTCCGGGCAGGTGGTAGGAGGGTCGTCGTTCATCCCGTACTCTTCGTCCCAGTCGAGACCGCAGGCACGGCAGGTGTGTCGGTACAAGGTCATACTAGCGCTCCAACTCGGTTGTAGTACCCTGTCTGAGGTAGGCGTGCGACACAGACAACGAGGCAGTGTCAATCATAATAAGCTTTTGTCCAACATGCCGACTATACTCATCTGGGAGGCTAGCCGCCTCTATTTCAAATAGTGTCCAGGCATTATCATGGGACCAAGCCTGTTTGGCCCACACTACTCTGTATTGCTCGAAGTCATCATCGTAGGCGATAATAACGAAGTTGTATTTTGGCATCAGTTCCATCCTTTCGGGGGTATATATTCCTTGTCTTGCTTGGGAAGCTCACTCGCAAAGAACGGCTTAGGTGTTACAGAAAGCAGCTCCGTTGCGCGGTACACATTGTAGAACACGCGCAGCATGAGAGACTTGAGTACCCACTCTTCGCGAGGCGAGGCGGGAAGTAGAGAGAAGCGCGTGCGCAGCCACGTCTTGAGCATCACGGGAAGGAAGTCCCGCAGGATGCGGCGCGGTGGGTAGATGGGCACATCGCCCAACTCCGCAGGGTTGATTTCAACGTCTAAGTTTTTCATGCTCCCAGGGTCTCCAGTCTGACTTGGCGAAAGTCGAAGTCGCCGTCTTTGATGTTGTCCAGCACCCACACGCAGCGGCGGTACAGGTGTGCAGTTTGATGGGACCAGCCTTCCCCGAACCCCATGTCGGCGTGCGTTGCACAGCCCACGTCAACGCCATGAATGTAACGGTCACGGAAAGGGATGGGCGTGTAGCTCGCCTTGTGTGAGTGGCCCACCACGGTGCTCACGCCGATAGCCTTGATGCCATTCGTGGGGCTCGTTATCTGAGCGGCCCTTCCCGTCTGCGTGCCAAGGTTGTGGACGAAGTTGACGCCGCCCACCTGAACCATGTGACCATAGGGAAAGGTCTGGAAGCCTGCCTTGCTGAAGCCCAGGTCCTCGATGTTCATCATGCCCTCGAACCGTGGCTCTTGTGCAACCCATCGGTTGACGCGATTCTCGTGGTTCCCGAGCGTGACGAAGCGATGGGGCAGCTTGCGCTTGCGGCGGTAGAAAGGCGCCATGATGCGCTGCATTCCGTCGAGCGTTACCTCACAGTCCTCTTTCCAGCGAGCGCCTTCCAGCTCCAGCTTCGTGCCGTGGTCATTGAAGGCAACGCAGTCGCTCACGTCCCCGATGAGAATGAGGAAGCCCTCATCACCAGCAGTCGCCAGCTCCTCTGCTGCAAACTCTCCAATGATGTCGGCCCGCTTGTTGTCATACCGGGGGTGAAAGTGAAGGTCGCCTACTACTACGGCTTTCATTTACTCATCTCCTAGATTGATGTAAGGCTGGCGCACAGCAGGCCCAACCGGAAAAATGGTTACTGGGATACCTGCCAGCGTTGCCTCTGTGATGGCGCTCTTTGTACCTGGACTCTTGCCGTCCCAGAAGGCGTACAGGATGTCCGCATCCTTCACCATCGCTTTGTTACGAATGGGGCCAGCCGCTCTGCCGTGGGTGTCCCAGTCAGCAGCATAGACCTTTACTTCGTGCCCTCTGTCTTTGCACCAGTCTCGAACACACTTGTCAATCCCTGTCTTGCAATCGCCAACGATGTAGGTCTGCATCGGGAAGGAACAGCAGATGTCCAGGTCCATGAAGGATATTGTCTTGTCCCGACAGCCAGCGATAGCAACCTTACGAAGGGTCATTGTTCTTACCCTTTGTTGGAAACTCAATCACGTCCTCCGGCGTCCGCCAGAAGTACTTCTCGATGATGTGCGCGGCGGTGCTCAACTTCATGGTGACAAAAGCCTTCCCCCTATCAGCGCGGTGTATGGCTACAACAGGGCGGTCGTCATCCCAAGTCTCGGCGTTGCTCTCTGCTTGCCCGATAGCGCGCAGCACATCCCCTAGACGCACGTCACGCAGCCGCTTGCACTCGATGCGGAAGGGCGTACCCTCTACGTCTGCCTCGCGGCCTCCGGTGTACTGTTTCCCTCGCCGGGCGTCCGGGAAGGATAGGCGCAGGATACGAGCGACGTACCGCTCGAAGTTGTGGCCCTTTGTTCGTGAGCCTTTCCCGCCCAGGCTTTTCTTTTTTGCCATTAGAAGTCCTCTGCAACGTCGAAGAGACGTGCGTGCTTGAGGGTGCCCGACGAGTCACGCACCATGTCATAGCAAATATACTCGCCGCCATAAGTGGACTTGGCGAGGCGGTAGCGTATCCGATTGTCCTTTGATTCCGCTACCTTATGGGCGAGCACGATGATGCGCGCCTTGTTCTCGATATCACCTGATTCCTTCAGGTGGTAGATTTGAGGCACCTTCTCACCGTCGCCCAAGCGACGAAACTGTGAGATGAGCATGACAGCGACTCCGGCGTTCTGCCCCGCTTCTTGTATCCGAGACATCACTTCATTGATTTCCTGTCTGCGCTCCCGACCGTGAACATGTATGCATTGGAGATAGTCACACCATACGAGCCTGCACCCACGCTCCCCCATCTCCCTGATAGCTGCTTCAACAAGCGCACACCGCCCACCTAGAGGGTAGGAAAAGAACATGTGGTCTAGCTTGCTTGCTTTTGCTGCTTTGGCGATTGCGGCTAACTCTTCTTCGTCCAGGTCCTTACGGCGTATCCGCATCGAGTTGATGCCTGTGAGGGCGGAGAGAAGGCGCGTACCAACTACGTCCGGTCCATCCTCTGCTGAGATGTAGCCCACCTTGATGTGCGAGGCGAGCATGGCGGCAAGTACGGTGCTGCTCTTACCAACACCTGTAGCTGAGGCCAGCACGCCTAGAGCCCCAGGACCAAGGCCTCCCAACTCATTGTCGAGCGGGGGGATACCAAGGGGCACCAGGTCGGGGTAGCCTTCCCGGTCTAGGTGGAATACGTCAACGGCCTCGTTGATTGTGTCCCGCGTCGTGATGACGTTCACTTGCAACACCTTCTGTTTCGGTTGTTATCAGCAACAGTGACCCACCGGCAGTTTTCGGGGCAGTAGTCTCCATCAGGATCGATGCGGTCAATACTCATTCCAATGGGTTTTTCTCCCATGTCTGATAGGAAGTTTTCAAACATTCCCCACCGCTCACACACTTTGATGCCCCGCCCGCCGTACAAGGCATACCTCTGCGCCGTAGGGGTGTTGCAGCGGTAGCGCATATTCGTCCATGTTCCGTACTCTCGTGTGCGTGCTATTTTACCGTTGCCTGCATGACCGTGTGTCTTGTAGTTACGCCCCGCGATGTGGCACGCCCGGCACGGTGTTTTGCTCGCACGCCAGCGGTTTTTACGGAGCACGTCCCGCTCCTCCCCACACTTTGGGCAAGCAACTCTCACTCGTACTCTCCAGGCAGCGCGTCCCTAGAAAGCGCCCACTCGCACTCTGTAGCACTACGTATGGAGTCGTACAAGGTACAAGCCAGGTCTAGGGCAGCATCTCCTGAAGGGTCCTCTGGCTGGTCTTGTGTGATGAGCCGGTCTAACTGGGGCGCTAGCTTGTCGCACAGTTTGTTGAGCAGGGCGATGTGTTCTTCTGCGGTCATGTTAATTTTTCCATCTCCCTTTTGATGCGGGCACGTTGTCTGGTACAGCCGACGCCCTCCCCAAAGCGGCGGTCAAGGTCAGCGAGCTTTTCTGCGGGGGTAAGGGCGGCCCAAGCGGCTTGTCTTGCCTCTGCGTCCTCACGCCTAGCTTCCTTGCGGTCGTTTCGCTTCTTAGTCATTTTGGTTAGCCCTCGATTTCCGACAAGATTACTTCAAGGCCCTCGACGAGGACTCGAATATCTTCGGGCGCTAGGGCAACAATAGCAACCCCGCCCGTACTGCCCTCCTGCTCACACACAATATCAACGCCACGGAATAGCCTTGCATTGTACTCCACGCTTAGTGTGTCTCCTGCGCAGTCCTTTAGCACAAGGGACCGATTGCGGGCATGGCCTATGGTGTTTTTGATTACAGTCATTTTGTCAGCTCTTCTAGCTCTTTCACAAGGGCGTCGATGCGACGGCGGAAGTCTCGAAACGCAGGGGCAGGGTAAGGGCGCTCGAAAATGAGAGCGTCTGCCGCGAGGTCTAGTGCGTCCCCCGCCGCGAGGAGGCGGAGTTGGGCCGTTCGAGCCCATCGTAGAGCCTCTGTTGCAGAATCGTCCACCCTTGTACCGACAACGCCGCACCCACTCCCAGTCCGGCAACGGCAAGGCTTGCCAGTGACAGAACAAAGCGTGTCGGCAGTGGCCGCTTGTTTGACTTGGCGCTCATTCACTGATTGCTCCACTCGTCGGCCAAGGCCACAAGAGCGCCCGCTAGAGCACGGGCTTCCGTAGCATACAAAGAAATAATCATAGGCAGGCTTGCCCTATTGTTGGGATTTCTTGCTTCCAAGACAAGGCACGCCTCAGACTCAGGATGCTCCGGGCGGACTACGATTTCTAAGAAGCTTCCTACTAGACGGAAGCAACGAGCTGCTGGTTCTGTTGTGGCAAAATCGTTACATATGATGCGGTCACTCATGCTTCACCCTCCTGGTCGTCTGTCAGTGGTTTGTAGATTCTCTCCGCTTCCCAACGCAGGGAGCCAGAGGTAGCCTTGAGCCAGGCGTTAGCCTTGGCAGCGCCATCGCGGTACGTCTTGTAGACTCCCAGGGGGATACTCTCCTCGTGCCGCTTTGACCCTCTCCCACGCTCCATGAGTCCACGAACGCCCAGTCTTGGGTCAGCTCACACACTTCATCGCGGTTGTCGTTCAGGGCCATATCTAACGTATAACGGGAAGGGGGTGATTGTTTAGTCGCTACCTGCATTTTAGTTGAGCCGTAGGGAAATAACATCGGTACAGCGGTCTACGCTGGCTACCACATAATCCGCTCCGTTGACACAAGATAAATATAAATCGCCAATGTTCACATTCTGTCCCTCTCCTGGCTCTAGCTGATACCACCACTCTCCTACCGTGTGTTTCATAGGCTTGTCGTGGGCAACGGTGTGGCGCCAGCCGAGCGAGGGGAGAGCAGGGGGGAGGGTATCGCGAGTTTCTAGGAGGGACAGGGGTGTACTTCGCTGTTTGTCCGCTTCAACCAATGCGTCGTAGTCATCACGCTCTTTCTGCACACCGTTCCGGCACTCCACATTGACGCAGGAGACTTGATTCATTCCGATGTATGCGATGAACCCACACTCCGGGCAGATGTCCGGCCAGCGCTCCCTGATTTCCTCTTTGCACTCATCACTGAAAACCGCTTTACCTTCGTGCATATCTGTCCCTTCCCGTTCTTCTAGTCCTCATGGCTCTACTACCTTTTCTGTTCTTCCCGAGCGCCCTCTCAGGCGACACTCTTTCGCGAAAGAGTATACTTACCCCAAGAATGCGTTACTCTAAGGAAGGTAGATACTTACCCAAGCAAGCTACGTATACTAACGTATAACATACTTACATGTAGTTATTTAGTTTTTGAGGAAAATAAAATGAGAGGCTAAACAATCGGGAGTTTCTTGGGATACGTTAGGTATGGGAATAAAACGGGTGGGCACAGCTGATGACCGCGAAGAGTGGTTAGAGCTGCGCCGAAACTACATCACGGCGTCTGCCATCACGGGTTGGATTGGCCCCTCTGCGCTCCCTAAGAAGTACGCTTGGTACTTCGAAGACAACACGCGAGAGTCTATCCTTGCGGAGAAGCTGGAGGGCATCGACAAAGAGTTTGACCAGTGCCCTCGAATCAGCATAAACCACGGCGCCCACGATGAGAAGTGCATCATCGAGAAGGTCGGGGAGATGCTGGCGTGCCCCGAGCCGGACAACAGCATGTTCGTGAACGACCGCTGGCCTAACGTCAGTGTCACGGTGGACGCCTTCATAGGCTTCGACCCCATCACGCAGCCAGAGGTTGAGTACTGCCAAGACCCTAGGCAGGTAGAGGCAACGCTGCACGGGCTGTCACGTTTAGGGAAGAACGAAAAGACGATTCTAGAAATCAAGAAGAGTATCAGCGTAGGATGGGCGAGGGGTGAGGTTCCCCCCTACTACATCAACCAGGTCCGCACGCAGCTCGCCGTGCTAGAGTTGGACTTCGGCGTTATCGCCGCTGAGTGTATATTCAAGTACCCACGAGAGCCGTGGAGGTTGTTCTGGGACTTGCGCCCCTTCATCATCGAGCAAGACCCTGCGTGGCTCACGACGCTGGACTGCGTGAACGAGGAGTTTGCCGCCGAGCTAAACAATCGGGGCTGAAAGGTTATACGTTAGATATGAGCAAGTTCAACATTGAGAACCCGAAGTTGACGGCGAAGAATCCGCACTTTGGGAACAAGTACGCGCCGCTCGACGAAGTGTTGCGTGTCGTGAAGGCAGGCCTCCCGGAGGATGCTAGTATCACGCAAGGGGCCATTGTCGGCAATAGCGGTCATCTTCTTTTCCGTACTGCGGTTACGGCTAACGGGGGAGCGGACTACGAGTTTGTAGACATTCCTTTCGTGCTTGGCAAGCAGGACCCGCAAGGTCTAGGCTCTGCCATTACATACCACCGCCGCTACGGCCTCTGTCTCCTGTTCAACCTCGTGGGCGAAGAGGACGACGATGCTGAAGCAGCGCACGGACGCGGGAAGAGCACGAAGGCCTCCACAAAGAAACGAAAGCCAGCTAAGAAGGCTGCGCCGAAGAAACCAACCCCAACCCCGCAACCAGCGGCAGAAACGAATGAAGAGGACGACTGGTAACATGGCACGACGAGCAACAGTAACGCGCACCATCAAGCACGAGGACGGAACCAAGACCTATGAGGACTTCGGCGCCGTGTTGGACTCCCCGATTCCGGGCGTCTACAACCTCCTGCTGAACATCTCAACCGACGAGAAGAACGATGCGGGGTATCCTAAGACCTCGCGCATTGTGGCCTTCAAAGCCGAGAACGGTGAGAAAATCGTAGACAGCCCCCGCAAGGATGGGGCACAGGTGTTCTACAGCATCACGGTGTGGAACGAGGACCTGGCGGCGAAGCCGTAACGCTTAGGACGGGGCGAAGAGACGAGCCAAAGGCTCAGTCAGTCGCCGTAGATTCGAGGGGTGCAACTCCCTTCCCGTCCACAAGGGGTGATATAGGGCATGGCGTAGTCATGTGGCGGGTACTGGGCTAGCTAGACACGTACCTGGAGGTTCGACTCCTCCTCACTCCACCCCTCCTGAGCAAGAGGCTAAAAGGCTCTCCTCCTTTTTCAGCGGAGCACCATGACTGACAAGGTAAACCACCCCGCGCACTACAATCAGAACGGCATTGAAGTCATCGACGTGATTGAGACGTACGCCAATGGCGACTTCCGCCTAGCCAACGTCATCAAGTACGTGTGCCGCTGCGAGTATAAGGGGAACAAGCTCCAGGACTTACAGAAGGCCGCCTGGTATTTGACCCGTGTCATCGAGGAGCTTACGGGCCAAGAGAGAGACGCTTCTGTTCCCTATGTTCACTGCGAGCATCTGAATGATGCTGAGACTTGCCCGCACTGCCCCCACTTTGAAAAGACAGCAGACCTTGCGCTACAGTGCCCTCCAGACCGCATCGCCGGGGACGACGAAGCCGCCACGCGCATCAAGGACAAGTACTACAACTTCAAGCGCTTCGAGATTCAAGGCTACTGCGCTTGGTGTGACAAAGAGATTATGAAGGATGAGCCTTATGTTGTCGGCCACATTGAATCTCTCAAGTTTTGTTCACACAAGTGCTTGGTCCTGTGCAGGGCGGGGGGGCATCTTCGATGAAACAGCGCCTCGTAACTACAGACGCCCGCTTCGCCATGCTCCAACGGGATATCGAGAAGCATGAGGTATGTGGTCTGGACACGGAGGCCGTGGGTCCCGCCCGGCGCTACTCCCAAGCACGCAGCAATCCCTTCCTGAACCTGGGCTACACCGCCATCCAAGGAATCAGCCTAGCCTTCCCGAACGAAAACTGCTACTACCTCCCTCTGCGTCACCGTGGTCCCAACGCTAAGTGGACGTGGGCCGAGCAAGCCCTCGACATGATGCGGGGCAAGGGGATGGTTACTTGGGCGCACAACGTCAAGTTTGACGCGGGCCTCCTGGAACGGGAAGGATTCGGCGTCGAGAGCTTCTTGTGGAGGGACAGCATGCTTGCTGCGTGGCTCGCCTTTTCCCGCACGACCGGCATTGGCCTAAAGAAGCTGGCCCGTGAGCTGCTGGACCGGGAAAGCCCGGAGTGGGAAGGTAGCCTCATCGACAAGACCGCCGCGCAAGTTAAAGACTACGTGTGCCAGGACGCATTGAACACGCTTCAGGTGGGGGAGCTACTGTACGAGAAGCACCTTACAGAGAAGCAGAAGGCTGCCCTGTTAGACATCGAGACGCCTCTGGCTGTTGAGCTAGCCTGCATGGAGTTGGGAGGTATCCGCCTTGACATCGACCGCCTGGAGGAGACTATGGGCATCCTCGCGGCAGACAACCTAGCGCAGTTTCAGCAAAAGTGGGACCATCTCTTTCCGCCTACAGAGGACCCCGCGTCAGGCATCTGGCACCAGCTCTCGTGGAGTAGCGCTAAAGATTTGCAAGAGCTGTTCATTGAGGGCTCTCTCGTGCCGCAAGGCACTACCAAGACCGGCGCGTTCAAGACCGGGAAGGATGTGCTCAAGTGGAACATCACGCACGGCACAGAAGCACAGAGTGAGATTGCCGAGCTTATCCTGGAGCTGCGCTCCGCTTCAAAAGTGAAAGGAACATATCTCGACGGTTTCTATGAAGAGATTAGACAATGGCCCGACCGTAAACTACACCCTGAGATACTCCAGTTGGGGACGCGTACTGGACGCCTCAGTAGCAGTAACCCGAACATCCAAAACCAACTCTCGCGGGGCGAATATGCTCCGTTGCTCAAGCGCTGTTACATTCCCGACCCGGGGTGGGCGTTTGTCTCAGCGGACTACTCACAGATTGAGTTGCGGCTTTTCGCGGAACTGGCTGGAGGGTACCTGCTGGACGCCTTTTTGGATGGAGCTGACCCCCACCAGCGAACCGCCGACGCATTAGGGCTCACACGGGACCAAGGAAAGACCTTCAACTTCGCGTTCCTCATCTACGGGGGAGGCCCGGGCAAGGCAGCACGCACCTTCGGTTGGGAGATGGCCGAGGCCAAGGAACACTTGAAAACTAGCGCCGCTGAATACCCAGAGGCCAACGCCTTCCGAGAGAAGGTTATCCGCGTCGTCAAGCAGCGCTCTCCTGTCCCCTACGTGCAGACCAAGACGGGACGCCGCAGGTTCGTGCCTGAGTTGAGGCCCCTAGCCTGGCAACGCCGGGACCCAGAAGCGTACCATACGAAAGCGAAGTATCTCGCCGGGAAATATGGAATCGACATAAACTGCGCACGGCGCATCAATGGCGCTATCACAAACTCCGGCGAGCGAATCGCAGTGAATACTATCATTCAAGGCAACGCGGCAGATGTCGCCAAGGTGGCGATGGTGGACTTCGCGGCCCGGGCAAAGCGGAGCGAGGCTCGACTAGTCGCTGTTGTCCATGACGAGATTCTGGTTACCTGCTTAGAAGAGCGAGCCCCCTACTACGCAAAAGTCCTCCAAGACTGCATGCAAGGGGCAGGCCCCAAGCTAGGCTACAAGGTGCCAATCCTCGCGGAACCCGCCATCGGGGAAAACTGGTTCGAGGTACATTGATGACTACTAGACCCCCACGCCCTTCCGAGTACCACCACTGGGACCGCACGAGCAAGCAGTGGCTCACACGCAAGCAGGTCGAGATGGCCCGCGATGCCATCCTGCACAAGTACTGCCCCGACTTCGTGGACATCGAGCCGGTTGAGGGACCGCACCTTGCCGCCGCAGGTCACGTCAAGAGCGTGGCGTTGTGGGAGGCGAAGCGTGCCCTAGGCGTGGAGCACATGGCGGAAGTGGATGATGTACTCGACGCGGACCATCCCCTAGTCAACTACTCAGCGTCCGCCAAGGCACGCATCTATGCCCACGCAGGGCGTGTTGCTGCTGAGGCAGTACGGCAGGGGATAGACCCTAGGAAGCGCTACGTGTGGCAGCTCCTTGCGGCAGGGGTGGGCGACCGCACCATCAAGCGCCTGGCCTGGGAAGAAGAAAACTATGACATGAGTCGGTACGAGATTCGTCAGCTAGCTAACGAGTTTTGGGCTTACACGATTCGCGAGCTAAATATTGAGGCTGATGAAGGGATACGTTAGTTATGGCAACTGAGACGCAAATATACCACACGACGCGGCGCCGCCTGGAGCGAGCAATCACTGTTGCCGTCGCTCGTTTGCTTAGCGCCGCCGTCCGGCAAGACAGAACCGTTGTCCAGCGGGCAGCGGAGGACCTCGCGCAGAGTGTGGACGAGATGCTTGTCCTCGTGGGGGGGCATGAGCTACAAGGTTCCGGCCAGTTGCTTGACTGCCCCGACTGTGGGCAATACGTCCCCGACGCTCTCGATATCCTTACGGAAGGTGAAGGTGAATAAATGCCATTGAAAATCAAGAAACAAGGTTCAAAGTTTCTCGTCGTCGAGCCAAGCGGCAAGCGACTGGGAACGCACTCAAGCCGCGAGAAGGCGCGCAATCAAATCATCGCCATCGAGATTTCAAAGAAGCGCAGGGGTAAGTGATGCACAAGACCGCATTCAGGCGTAGTCATCTCTCTCTTCTGCTGTTCCTTTTCTTAGGGGGAGCAACGACACCAGAGTGTTCCCTTCTCTCTACTGCGTGCGCCCCAGGCGAGGTAGAATGGTGTGACCAGTGTCTTGATGTGTCGGGGCAGTATGACGCTTCTGAGACAGTGCAGGCGTGCATTGACGCCGCCCCAAGCATGGACCGCACCGCCTACAAGATAGATGTCCCGGCAGGGTCTACCCTTCTCTTCGAGCAAGGCGTGCAGGTCACGAAGCGCATCCACCTAGATTTCAATGGCTCGAATGTGCTAGTAGGCGGAGGCGTTACAGCGTTCGAGTTTACCTCAGATGCGGGATGGTCGAAGGTCGAGAACGTCGAAGTGACGACTGCGTTGAATCAGCTAACCCCTGACTATGACGCTGTTGGCTTCGATATGGGGCATGGTGTTCGTTTGGAAAACGTCTATTGCCAACTTCTCGGCACCTGCGTACTAGCGGACTCGACGGGGATCCTAAACGCAAGCGGGGCGTACAAGAATGTCAACGCTATTCAGGTTCGAGAGTTTCGGGCGGCTTCTTGCGGTACGGCTATAGCGTTCGAGGGGGGAGACGCTAATGTTGGCACTCTCTCAGGGCTTGAAATCACGCACTGTGATTATGGCATTGATGACTCGTCTAGTTTCGGGAATCATGTTTTTGGTGCATACATCGAAGCAAACACGGTGCAAGGAATCGGAGAAGATTCGCTTGTCAATCAGAGTCTCTACGCAGGCGTGATTGTCGAGGGCACCGCAACGAATACTATTCCTTCAACGCTTTCTCTGGTTGTCGGCGGCAGTTTGCCCAAGAACCTAGACCTTGCATCCCGCGCAGAGGCCATCGGCTTCCAGCACGGCTACGCTACTTTCCGGTATGACCGGGGCGGTGTGGCAGGCCCGCAGGTGCAGCTTGGAAGCAATCGCACGCAGGAAGTACTCTACTGGACATGGCCCAACAAGGGAGAGAACCAGCGTATCTCCATCGGCTATGACGAGCCCAACAATGAATGGGTTCTGGGATGGTACGGCAGAGGCCTCTACGACGCCAGCAAGCCTTTCCAGCTTGGTGGGCAAACAAACACGCAGCGCGGACACTACCAACTAGGTGTCGAGGAGACTAACTAATGACTAAGGATGTATTTGACCGCATCAACGGCTACGGCCCCGATGACCTGGAAGAGCTGAAAGCCCGTAAGCGTAACTTTGGCGTAGGCGACCGGGTTCGGTGCGTCCTGCAAGGCCCCTTCCTTGATTGCGAAGGCATCATCGTGAGGCGCGATACCAACTTCTATAACGACCCTATCTGGACCGTGGACTTCGACGACTCAGGCACCGTGACCTGCATGCTCTCGCATGAGCTGGAAAGGGTGTACTCATGAGACTCCATCCCACCGCACGCAAACTAGGATGGGCCGCCTGGTTCCTACTGTGTTGGGCCGCAAGCCTAGCCATCGCCTTCTCGTTTAGTGGGTGTGGGGACGAAGGGGCCTCAAGCCTGGACGGCGCCCCGACTGTTCGTGTGGTCTGTGATGTTCCCGTGGAAAAGAATCGCTGCACCATCATCGCCCACAACGCGACCTCGGTCGAGGCCTTCTACAACGATACGTTGGCCTGGTGGGACAGGGGCATCACGGAGGACCGTGTTGTGTACGTTGATTCCCCTGGAGCTGTCCTCTTTTCTGTTGAGGCCTGCAACGATTTTGATTGTGCTGTTGCACAGAAGGATTTGCGATGACCTATGCGGAACGCATGAGCCTGCGCGAGGCGCTGTACGAGCTGCGGCAGGAGAACCAAGTCTTTGTCCGTATGCGGCGCACCGCTGAGGCCCGGGTATGGGTAATGTTAGGCACCCCTACGGTTGAGCAGTATGACGTAACCTTCGACAGACACAAGGCCTGGGAAACAGGAGAGTTGCGATGAAAGAAGTCCAGGAGACTCTGACGTTTGTGCGAGGCAATCTCGAAGTGAGCTACACCCACACCAACGGGAAGCAAGCGGAAAGTGTGCTGGTCTACGAGAGGCCACCCATGCCAAGTAGCTTGGCTGGAACTCTCATCAGTTATTCGCCCCCTTCCATCATAACCCTCAAGAACCCCGCACAAGTGCGAGACCTCATCGCGATGCTCACTGACGTACTGGACGGCGCCTATGAATAAGCACAAGAAACGCATCAAGTGGGTGGTCTTGCCCTCTGCATGCCGCACCGCCGTGGGCACTGAGCAAGAGTACGAAGGCGTGCTCCTAACGAGGGCCGCGCGCAAGCCTCCCGACTTCTGGGCGGAGAACGACACAGGCGTCAAGTGCCTCCTGCGCAAGCACCTAGGTAAGGTAAGCGGAAAGGGGTGGGATGTGCTCCTCCCCGGTGGTGGCGTCCACACATTCAAGACTAAGCGTGATGCGTGCAGGTTCATCGCACGCCTCGTGCGGGTAGAAGAAGAACCAGCAGTAGTGCTCAAAGAGGAGGAGGAATGATGATGCTCTATCGTGTAAACAAAGGTGGCCTAACGCTCGACGGAGATAGTAATACCGTAAATAGAGACTTCATCTGGCCGGGGCATGTGTGGTTCGAGCATGATGAACAAAAATGGGCATGGTCAGGATGGCACACTCCCACCATGTATTATGACACACTCGAACAGCTTCTCTCAGATAGATGTGGGTACGACTTACGTAACCTCCCATGTAACTGGGATGTTGACAGGAAAGTGGGGAAGTGATGCTCTTGTTGTACATACTTGTTGCCCTTCTCCTGTTGCCCTTGGTGCTTGCGGTTGCCACCTGCGCCCTAGGCACCATCGGCGTTGCGCTTTACGAAGTGGCGGTTTTGCCTTGGTGGCATCTGCTCTACAAGTGCAAGGTGCCCGGCGTGCCAAAGCCTCCATCAAGCATGGGGATGGACATATGACTCTCGAATGTGATGATTGTGGGGGGCAGGGGTTCTTGTCGAAGAGGAGAATGAATGATGAAACAACAAAGACTGAATCTAGTCAACGTGTGGATTATCACGTACAAGACTGAGCAACAGGACTCGCGCATTGGCGCCGTGTACTTGACGCTCTTAGAGGCTGTCCAAGAATGTGAGCGGCTAGAGGCGGCGTGCGACTACGTGGGCATGCAAGCTATGCCGGTGCAGCGGCAAGTTGAAATCAGCGCCTTGCTGGAGATGGCAGAGTTTGCTAAAGTTTGTAAAGAAAGAGACGCAGAATGAAACGAAGTAATATGCACGCTCTCTTTGAAAGGCTTAGGGTGGAAAAGGCGGGCCTTGCCGCTGCGGACTACAAGCGCTTTGTGGACATCGCCCATGCAGTACTCCCTACACCGTACTGGGAAACGGGAATGACCGGCACTGGTGTGGCTATCTGGTTTCCCGCCTTTGATACTGAGGAGAAGCTAGCTTCTATGTACAAGCTAGATTATGTGGTTCTTGGTTCGATGGATGATGCCAGCATCGAACGGTGGCTCACTGACATCTACGACACAGCCCTCTTTTGGCACCGCATGGAGAGGGAAGTTGAATAAGCCCCCATCCCCACCCTTGTGGCCCGACGAGCCTACGCGCATCGACAAAGCCAGGGCCTCGTTTGTCTACACGCACGGAGGCGCCAAGTCGCACGACCTGCTGCTGTACGCCAACGAGAAGGGCTACCTCACTCCCGACCACGGGCTAGAGGTACAGGTAAGTGTTATCTGCGACTGGGTTGGTGCGTACTGTTGCCCAGAGGCGGAGGATGCTTGGCGAACGGATGACGCGTGGCGTGTAGATGTCGCCCCCTACAGTTGGATTTACGTGGAAGGCCACGACCCCGAGCAGGTGAAGTTTGCTACCTTTGGTCAGCGCATCGAGGAAGTACCGCTAGGCCTCTTCTTTCCGTACCACGGCATGCCACACCGCACGCCACGAGCGAGCGAGTCGGGGTGGAGATACTCGATGCGTATCGTACATGCCCCGCCTGGTGGTCTGCTGAACCGCGTCGTGTACCGCAACTCTGTTAGCAAAACCTTTCGCTGATAGCAAGGTAACGCATTCATATTTGTGGGAAAACGCTTCCACTATCAAGCGCCTTTTCATTTTTTTCCTGATTTCACTGACGGTGAAACCCGTATGGGAAAACGCTTCCCGTATCAAGGACCTCCTGAGATTTTTCACGAATCGGGGAGGCTGTTCTGCGTGGCGCTACGTATGTGGCAACGTATGGTCACGTAGTGTCACATAACGTATGTCCAAACTTTTTTTGACCGACGCCTAAATACCTGTTGACGCCTGGGGATAGGTATGCCACGGTGAACGTATGAAAACTGAAAAATCAAAAATCCATCCTTTTGAGTCTACTGGTTGCGGAGTTGCACCTTTCCGCGTCGTCGGTTTCGAGCATCTTGGTTTCCGTGCAGCGCCAGGTGCGCCAGAGCAGGCGGGGGGCGTATGCGACCATTGCGGAACCGCCATCAAAAACGCCTATGTCATCGCGGAAGCGGGTGGGAACCGGTTCCGAGTCGGTAGCAGTTGCGTAGCCAAGACGGCGGACAAGACGCTCCTAGATGGCCGCAAGGCCATTGACCGCAAGCGCAGGGCCATCGCCAAGGTCGCCAAACAACGCGCCGAAGTAGCCGACCTCTTGACGGACCTCGCCCGCATCATTGTTGAGAATCCCGGGATACTTGACCAACCATTGAATGACGGAACGTTCCGCGACTGGTTTTCAGGGAGCAGCAATCGCAAGTTTTCCGAGCTTCCCAAGACACGAGACACTAGGTTCGTCCGTATCCGTTGGGAGATGGCTCAGTGTCAGGCTTGGAGTATGGCGACGGGGCGAAAGTACATATGGGAGCCCCATTGCAGGACAGAAGCAGACCGCGCCCAATGGCGTGAACAACTGGCATTCAACAAAGAGGGGAACGGACGATGAAACAGACCCAAGAGACACTAGCCGAGCTAGTCCAGCGTTACTAAGCTAAGCCGGACGAGCGGACCTTTGCTCGCATCTATGGCAGATTTGAGGGTCTGCTAGTTGTCATCGCCAGCGAGCGCACGGGGCACCGTGACGACCTTATACAGGAAGGCGCTCTTGGCTTACTCGCGGCGGTAAAGGCCTTCGACGCGGCGCGGGGCGTTCCTTTTGAGGCATACGCAAAGCAGCGCATCCGATGGGCCGTCGCTAACTACCTCAAGAGGACAGTAGCCAAGCATCATGATGCGACTGTCCACACTGACACGGAACAGCACGCCAGCGCAGACAGTGACGCCTTGACGCTGTACGATGCAAGGGAGCGCCTAGACGCCCTTCCTACCGCCCTGCGCACCGTGGCTGAGCTAACCTACCAAGGCTACAGCGGACAGGACGTAGCCAAGCAGCTAGGCCTCTCTCCGGGCCGCGTGTCCCAACTCAAAAATCAACTGCGAAAGGCCGTGCTATGAAGTACTACGTGTTGACTAACTTCCACCTTGTGTGCCTCGCATGTGGCACGGAACGAAACGAACCGTTCTGTCCAGTGTGTGAGGTTCCCCACTTCCAAGACGGCGCAGCGTTCGTCCCTCGCTATGATGGCATCGACGGACTGCGCAGAGTTGACTCGGAACGAGCGGCGAACCATCCTAGCGATTTGTTCGATTTGTTCGACGCCCCTACATTTTGAGAGACAAACGGTTATTAGCTGAACAGGAGGATACGAAGATGAGACATATCAAAGCGACAAAGATTTTTTTCAGTGCGGAACGCCCGGAGCGAACCGTTGTGGATAACGCTATGTGTACCCTCGCGGCGTTCGACGATGCAGAGCGGTGTGAACACTTCGACACGGTAAGGGAGTGCGATGGCATCTTTGATGAACGTCCAGAGTCTGCAATCATCGCTTTTGCCCGCCCCGGACACATTCTGGAAGCGATTGACTACGCTCGTGACCTTGCGGGGCGGTACAATCAAGACAGTATCCTAGTCGTGCACGGTGACGACGCGGCGGAGTTGGTAGAGTGCGAGACAGAGTGCAGTGCCATCATAGGAACGTTTCAGCGAGTTGCTGAGCGCGGACATGGCGAGGATTGCAGCATCATTGACGGGGACGTGTACGTAGTCCGGTAGAACGGAAAGGGAGGATTGCGCGATGGAAAACAAACTAGACAGTGGAAACACGATTGAATGCTGGCGAGCCGAGAAGGCACGGTTGGATAAGAACAGAGGTTACCGGAATCGGTTAGGATGCGTGGGTGAGCCTATCTCCGACGCGATTGATAAGGTGTTGCTACTCGCGCCGCGTGACCTCTCCGACGCAATCGAGGAAATCTTTACCCTTGCTGCCCTTGCCGCGCGTGAGAATCTTTTGCAGTACGTGAACGACGCACGGCAAGCGGGCGCGGACGAAGCAGTCAACGATTTTTCTTGCTTGGACTTCGACACGCGCGACATCGACATCGACCCATGCGACACTCTTGCAGAGATTGCAGAGCGCGGGTGGGACGCCTGCTTGCGGACCATCGGGTGGAACGTGTGGACAGTGAGCGAGTTGGACGATGAGGACCTGTAAGGGAGGTATGCGATGAAACTAGGAACATTCAACAAAGAAGCAATCTTGAACGCGCTAGCGTATACGCTGCTAATCCCAAGCGTGCTAGGGCTGTTCATGGGCCACGTCACGTGGTGGTCTCTTATCATTCTGACGCTGACGGGGTACGGTGTGATTCGCGGGTATCGCGGGAAGGTGGCGGCATGACCCACAAATACCATACCGATTACAATGAACAGCGCGCGCGCATGTTCTACAGCAAGCTGCGCAAGCACTTCGCAACGAAGCGAAGCACTACCGTTGGCCTAGCTGAAGGCGAGTTGTCAGTGAAGTATCATGAGACCGTCGTGTTCCGCTACTACGTGGACACGGGGGATGTGGAGGTTGACAACGGCGGATGGGCCACACCCACGACTAAGGAACGCATCAATGATTGTCTCGACCTTTGCGACATTCCCGCCAGCATCTACCAAGAGACACGCCGCAAGCGCAAGAGCGACCCTCCAGGGACTACTCGTGAGGACCGCAAGCAGTGGTACATCTACTTTCGGCCGAACCAACGGAAGTACGCCGTTGACGACAGACTGCACTTCAAACGAGCGCACTGTCACACTGGCGGGTTCATTGACGGAGCTAGGAAGGTGGCATCATGAGAGATTTTGAACAGCTAGTATTCCAAGACGCCGATGGGTGGTACTCCGTTGTCACCGTTGCCGCTACGAAGCCTGGGCACATATGTCTAGAGATTGAGGGGCCACGAGGCACACGCGAGGCAGCGCTAGAACGCTACCCACTACCAAAGGCCGCTACTCGTGTCTTTGCGATACTCTCAGCGCAGGACGCGCAACGACTGGCGGGCAATCTCAACTTCGTAGCTTGGCAAGCAACCGCCACATTGAAAGACGGGGAGTAACGTCATGAACGAGCTAGCGTCAGAACAGGAGGGAGCGGACTAGATTGAGCCTTTTCACAGCCATCATGCTCTTAGTCGTCATAGCATGGTGGACACTACCGGACGACACGCGCTAGGCGTAACGACACGAAGGCCCTGCACTTTTGAATAAGTGTGGGGCTTTTGTTTCGGCCCATTGTCCTCTTGATAGACCTTCACCAGGGCCACGTCACTACGTGCCTTCGTGGCAGCCGATTCTCACTCCCCAGGTTCGCTAGCAAAGTGTGGGGAGATAGTCAACAGGGAAAAGCTAATAGTTTCAGGGGGGTGTAACGCCCCCAAATCACCATTCTTTAGCCTCTTGTCACTACGACAAGGGGTTTTTCTGCGTCTAATAGCATAAATCCCCACCCCAGTCAACGATTATCTCACCGACTAGCACACCTTCCCGCCCAATGTCAAGGGATATCTCAACTTTTTATGAAAACGACATTCAATAGTCGATTATCCTTGACAACACTTCCATCGCACAACCCCCCACGGGTAGGTGTTCCCCCTACTGGTAAAGAATCGCACACGAGCGGTAGCGAGTAACCCACTCTCTCCCCTGAGAACCAAAAGTGACTTACCATAAGGGTTACTTAGGGCGTCAACACCACAAGCAACACCAAAGAGCCCCCTTTTCCGTCCCCTAATAGTAAGATAAACTTTACTAGTAGTTACGGGAAGTTAGAGAATCTTTATTAGTATAGAAGTACTCCTAATAGAATAGAGATACTACTCTAAGAGGGACATTAGACGATACTAATACACCTCCGACCAACGTCTAGGTTATCTTGCAGGATTGAAGTGCCTAGGAAGTAGGGGGTCGTCTGAACAGAGGGACCACGGCTGACGATTTTGGCACCCTACCCCCTAAAATAGGGTGTTTTTGTAGCAAGTTACAAATCTTGAACAGATATGGGGTGAATCAGCCGCAAGCCCTCTGGCACAGATGCCCGACCCGCAACCCGACCAGGCACAGGCCCCCGCCCTCTCGTGGGACATGCTGTCGCAGGTAGACCGGGCACAGCGTAAGGACGAGTGGAAGCAGGAGGGCGCCATCGAGTCCACCCTTTCCCCACTCGTGTCGAAGGACCCTATCGGCAGAGGCCTCGTCGAAAAGCAGAGCGAAGAGGAAGAGGCGCAGGCCAGGCAGGACGAGATTGACGACGCCAAGTGGGACGCCGAGGAGGCCGCCATCCAGGCCCAGTACGCCCACGCAGGCCCCCGCACCCCCCAGACCCAGGCAGAGTGGGACAAGAGCGATGCGCTGGACACACAGATGCAGGCGCAGGGCATGATAGACATTCCCGAAGGCCCGGCACAGAATCAGATTCCGCTGAAGCAAGTGGGCAAGGCGCGGGAGATTTTGAAGCGCATCAACCAGTGGGGTGGGATGTACAGCGAGAACGCCATTGACCAGTACGTGATAAACTATGCGCAGAAGCTCAAAAACTCCCCCCGATTTATTCAGGGCAGCCAGTTTTCCCAGTTTGTTGACGCCCTGAAGTGGGCGGCGAAGGGCCTGGAGTATCACCCAAAGTACATCCCCTGGAAAGAGACTGACCCCCGAGCCAAGGGCACGGAGCAAGGCCGGTTCGAGGAGCGCATGAACGAGAGGATAGATGCCCACCAGCCGAGAGACTATGCGAGAGATGTCAAGCACGGCTTTCTCCGTAAGGGAGAAACTTTCATCTAGCACTTTCCTAGCGTAGCGACGGCAAGTCGCGGAGCATAACATGAGCAAGAAACCACCACAACACATGAAGGAAGAGCGCGAGTACTTCATGGCCGACCGAGAAGAGCCCCACGTTCGGCGTATCGTAGACGGCCCCAAGACCAGCATCCAGGAAGCCCTGGAACAGCGGCAGAAGAGGCGCCAGGCCCCCATCATCAAGCCCGAGCACAAGCCCCTGAGCAGCGAGGCACAGATTGAGCGGGGCATCTACCTCTCCAACCTGGCCCTGAACAAGTATCAAGTAAAACTAGAGGATGGGGACGAGCTACTCCCCGAAGAGGAGCGTGTGTTCATGAGCCTCCTGGACACCGTGCGAAAACAGGAAGCTACCCTCATGGCTCTGCGTGCGAAGAAGCGCGAGGAGCACATGGGTCCCGTTGAGGTTGCCAAGGGCCTCGTGGACACTGGCATGAGTATCGACGAAGTGCTCAAGCTCTACCCGAACAATAAGGCCGTCGAGTCGGCCCTGGAGAAACTGAGATGACCACCGAGATTCGTCCCGCCGAGCGAGGAGACCTAGACTATATTCTGTCCTCGTGGCAGCTCACATGGGAGCGCAGCCCGGAGATGAGCTGGCCGGGCATCATTCGAGACGAGTATTTCCGACACGCCCATCTCATGCTGGACGAGATTATCAGCCGCAGTAGCGCCGCCCAGGCCCTCTACATCGCGTGCGAGGCTGGAGCGCCCCACCTGATAAAGGGCTACCTCTGCGGGTAACCCGTGTACTGGAAGGGGCCTCCCCAGGTGCAAATCAACTACCTGCATTGGCTTCAAGTCAAGAAGAAGTATTGGAACACGGGCGTAGCCACCATGCTCCTCAACCGCTACAAGCGGGACTTCCTCATCAAAGAGGACGACAATATCCTCTACACCTTCGGCACGGGCGCCGCGAAGAAGCCTATTTATCAGGCCGCTATGCGCCGGAACAATATGACGGCCTGGCCGTGGTTCAAGTACACTTCGTTGGCACCAGGATGGGAGTCGGGAAGATGAAACGTTACAAATGCCCCTGGTGTGGAGGACACTCCATCATGCTGAATACTTTTGATATCGGATGGGCAACTTGTCGTAGTTGTCTCCGCACATGGCAAAATAAACTACCCCGGAGCCGGGTTGGGAAGCAGGAAGATGAACAAGCCTAGTTATGAGCTGGAGGGCGTGGAAAGCGTGACGTTCACTGACCCTGAGCAAGCAAAAGAGTGGTGCAAGAAGCGCCGAGAATGGCGTAAGAACAACCCAGAAGCGCCCTACAGCCGCATGGACCTTGTAGCGCTATTGTGGAAGCGTGACTGAGGAGAGACGCACTCCAGAGGAGATGCTCAAAGAGCGGCAAAGGCTTCTAGCCAAGGTCGTCACTCAGAAGCAGAACCTCGAAAAGCTGGACCTAGACAAGCTCCTGCACGAGAAGCAGCTAGAGTTTGCGAATGACCCGGCACAGTTCAAATGTGCTTGCTGTTCAAGGCAGTCTGGGAAGTCACACGCCTGCGCCATCATCGCCTTGCGTGCAGCCATCGAGACGCCGGGCTCGACGCCCGTGTACGTGAACATGAACAGAGGGTCGGCCCAGTACATCATCTGGCCCCCTCTCCAGGCGCTCAACGAGGAGTACGACCTGGGCCTGGAGTTTATCAAGACCACCTCAGACATACGCCTGCCCAACGGGAGCATCATCAAGGTGTTCGGCGCCGGTTCTCTCCGCGAGATGGACAAGATTCGAGGCATCGGGGCCACGCTGAACCTGGCTATCCTCGATGAGGCCCAAAACTTCGGGTCGGATATGTATAAGCTGATTCGAGAGATTCTCCTTCCCGCGACCGTGACCCACAAAGCGCCCATCCTCATCACAGGGACGCCTTCGGCCTCATGCTCCGGCCCCTTCTACGACATCGTTCACGGCGGGGGCGAGATGTTCAAGGAAGTGGGCATGGGATGGAGCATCCACAAGTGGTTGATGAAGGACAACCCGTTCATCCCGGACGTGGAGCAGCAGTACAAGGTCCACATGGCGGCGAACAACTGGACACCATCCTCCCCCGCCTTCCGCCGCGAGTACCTGGGCGAGTGGGTGCGCGACACGGAAGGCCTGTGCTACTACAATATTCCAAGCATGGTGGTAGACCGCTTCCCGCAGGAGCGCGCCCATGACTGGAGCTTCATCCTAGGTGTCGATGTTGGCACAAAAGACCCTTGGTCGTTCAGCGTACTGGCTACGAGCCGCGACATACAGGCCACATATGTCCTGGAGAGCCTAGAGGAGAAGCTCACCACGCTAGAGGCGGGAGACCGCGTAGGCGACTTCCTGGACCAGTACCCCATCTACCAGTGCATCGTAGACACAGGCGGCCAGGGCGCCGCCCCCGTGGCCCAGTGGAAGGACACACACCCGCTCCTGCCCATTCAGCCCGTGCGGAAAGGCTATGGCTCTGTTGATATGGGTATTCAAATAATCAACGCCGATATCAAGGCCGGGCGTCTATTCTTCGTCAAGAGTGGGACAGAGGAGCTACGGGCGCAGATGGCTACCCTCATCTGGGACGCCAAGGCAAGCCCCACGGGCGCCAGGCGCGTCAAGAGGGGCGATGCCTACCCGGACCACTGTGCAGATAGCTTCAGGTACGCCTATTCGAAGGTGAGGACCTGGAAGGCCGCCGAGTACCGCTCAGGCGTCATGATGGGCGAGGACGCCCTCCGGCATAGCGCGGCAAGGCTCAGGGCCGAGGTCATGGCGGAAAAAGGGGACGAGTCTGTGCCTTATTGGCAGAAGCTCGTCAGAAAGTAGAAGCGGCACGCCCCCCGCCTGTCCCGAGCGAGGGGCTCTATGGCCGCCGAGGCCTGGTTGGCAACGTCCTTCCGGCCTCATGTAACGTATAACCTAAATCATGTGAATGTTTAGGTCAATGTTGCAAAAAGAGGGAAAGGGGCCGGTATCCCTCTCGTCAGATGTCCGCATACGACTCTGTAGAGCAGTCGGACCTATCTTCGCCGTGGTGGGAGGAGAAGGCCCAAAAGAACGTCCTCCCCAAGATTCAACGCCTGTTCCGCTACTACGTGGACCAGGACAGGGACAGAATCAACGCCTACGCGGCCTATTCCGCCCTCTACACGAACCGCGACATCTTCGGGAACGACTACCTCCAGGCCTACAACGCCGCGTTCTCCCAGTCTGACTACAGCCGCGTGCCCCTCAACGTGAGCAAGGTGATGGTTGACGCCGTACACGCTCGCCTCACGCGCCCCGCCATTTCCGTCGAGTTTCTCCCCGCAGGGGCCAACTGGAGCCTCCGGCGCCGGTCGAAGCAGATGGGCCAGTTCGTGCGCCAGCAGATGCACGCCTGTTCCCTCCGCGACAAGGAGGACAGCGCCGTCCTCGATGCCCTCACGTTCGGCATAGGCGTCATCAAGACCGCCCCGCACCCGATGGTGCCTCAGATTGAAAACTTCCGGGTTCACCCACGCGACATCTTCGTGGACCCGAGCGAGGCTGCCGCCACCGGCAAGCCGACCCACCTGTACCACCGCATGTGGGTGAGCAGAGGCCGCCTAGCCAAGCTCTTTCCGAGCAAGAAGGCAAAGATTCGAGCAGCGAAGTCCATCACCGCCGAACGAGTATCCGACTGGGCAACCGATGACAGGGGCCAGGGGAGCATCATCGGGGACATGGTTGAGGTTGTCGAAGCGTACAAGCTCCCGAGCTGGACCGGCGCGGGCGATGGTCGCAAGGTCATTTTCATCGACGACTGCATCCTTGACATCACAGAATGGGATGCCATAGATTTTCCGTTCAGCTTCGAGTACTGGAAAAAGGACCCCACCGTGGGCTTCTTCGGTATCGGCCTAGTCGAAGAGCTTATCGGGCTGCACTTCGACATCAACACGAGCCTCTTGCACGTCGAAAAGTGTATTGAGCTTATGCCCAAGCCCTACATCCTTGTCCCCGTGGACGGGGAAGTGAATGAGGGCAAGCTAGGCAATGTGCCTGGCATCATCATCAACCACACGGGACGGGCGCCGAAGATTGTGCTTCCCCCTTCCGTCCCGCAGGATGTCGTAAACTACATCGGCGTGCAGTGGCAGCGGTCACTACAGGTTAGCCGACTAGTTGCGATGGGGTTGCCCGAGTCCGCAGGGTCACAAGGTGAGACCGGGCAAGCGTTCAAGGACATCGTAGACATCCAGTCTACAGAGTTGTCCACCGCCTTCCGCTACAGGGAGGACTTCTGTATCCGCGTGGCGGAACAACAGATTATCGCGGGCAAGCAGCTCGACGACAGGGAGCCTGGAGGCTTCAAGACCGTCCTGCGGAAAGACCGCAACACCGTTGAGGCCGTGGACTGGTCCCAGTTCGACCTGGACCCCAAGCAGGACTCCTACGTTGTGCAGGCCTCGCCCACCAGCGCCCTGAGTACCACGTTTGGTGGCCGCCTCGCGGAGATGAAAGAGCTTATCGGCCTGGGCATGGTCCCGCCGAGCCGTGCGTTCAAGTACCTGGACATCCCGGACTTCGACGCAGAGGCGAACATTCAGAATGCATCGCTCGACCTGATTGAGCGCATCATCGAAGAGATTTTGGACGATGGCAAGTATACCGAGCCGGAGCCCACGATGGACCTACGACTAGGCCTCAAGGTCTGTCAGAAGTACATCAACCTCGCCCAAGCGATGGGCGTCGAGGAGGAACGTGTCAACCTGCTGTACCAGTTCTTGCGGGCCATCACAGACCTAATCGCAGAGGAACAAGAAGCAACGCAGATGCAGGCATCGGGAATGGGTCCCGGGCTGCCTGGTCAGCCCCCCGCCCAAGACATCACCGGGGCTGCGCCAGGCGCCACTTCGTTGTCGGGCACCGTACTAGGACAATAGCAAAATGCCTACCGAACAATCAGCAATCCCCGCCGACCCCACCTCCCCCGAGTCCGCCCCCACCGCCGAGCAGGTATGGGAAAAGACCATGAGCCCCGCCCCCATCACGAAGGAAGATGTGCGTGGTGAGGACCCGAAGGCAGAGGGTGTTACCCTTCCCGACCGCGCCCTTGTCACCGGGCAGCTCCAAGCGCTGTACGCCGAAACGAACAAGGAACCCGACCCCATCATGGAGCGCTTGGCTAACCTCGAAGAGAGTCTAGTCCCCCGACCCGAGCCGGAGAACCCCGAAGTCTACAAAGAGATTCAGGCGCTTCGGGCCGAGCTTGATAAGCGTGACCGCGAGGCCGCCGAGGCCGCCGCAGAAGAAGAGCGCGATGCACGACGCCGTACCCTCCGCGAGGGCTTCGTCGAGAGTATCCGCGAATCCAAAGATTTCCCCGCCATCGTCGCCGCAGGCTACGAAGAGACGCTCTTTGAGCAGCTCGACGCAGCGCAGCGCACTGGTGAGGCAGTAAGCGAAGAACAACTCCTGAGCGACACGGAAGCGTCGTTGTGGACTCTCTATGAGACTCTGCACGCGCTAAAGAACCCAACCACGAGCGAAGAAAACACCCCTAGCGAGCCAGCTAAACCCTTTCCCCCTAAAACTCTAACTCCAGCTCTCACAGCAGAGGACTCTGCCCGAGACATCGAGTCCATCCTCCAGGGTGGCTCAGACAGAAAGGCAGCAGCAGCCGAGTTGTGGAGCAGAACAGTAGGATAACAAATGGCTACAAATGCCACCACTCAGGGTGACTATGTTGCGTTCCTGAAGGAGTTCTATGTGGGCACCGTGGTTGCGGACCTGGTTTACAAGAACCATCCGTGGCTCGCGATTGTCCCGAAGAACCCCGAGATTCGCGGCAACATCTACCCCAAGCCCATCCGGTTTGCTAACATCACCGGTCAATCGGCCACCTTTGCCACCGCGCATGCCAACCAAGGTCCCGCCACGCGAAAGCGTTGGGAGCTGCAACACGTTGACAACTACGCGAAGGCAACCGTGGCTAACAAGGTCATCGAGCTGTCTCTCGGTCGCCCCGCCGCGTTCCGCGAGGCGCTCACTGACGCCGTTGACTCGGCGCATAGCGCGTTCGGTAACGACTGTCATTTCGAGCTTCTCGCGAAGTACCCGAATGGCGCTCGTGCGCAACTTGGCGACCAGACTGGCTACACGGCCCCGGAGTTCAAGCTCCTAGGCGGTGAAGCTCGTTTCTTCGAGGTTGGCATGTTCGTGCAGACCACGGACGCGACTGACCACAGCACCCTCATCAGCGAGGTTCAGAAAGTCGTTGCAGTTGACCGCATCAACGATACTGTCACTCTTGACTTCGACTTCACGCTGCCCCTCGCCATTGGCGACCGGCTGTATCGTGAGGGCGACTACGGGAAGAAGGCGGATTCGCTTCCGCTCTGGCTTCCGGGCTCCGCAGTGACCAACACCTTGTTCAACGGCATCGACCGTACCGCTGATAGCACTCGCCTCGCGGGTGTTGATGCTGCGCATGGTTCGAGTGATGCAACCGCACCGCTCCTCGACGACCTTATCACGACTGGTGCCCGACTCTACCGTGAAGGTAGCTCGCCGGACATCTGTCTCTTGAACCCCGTCACGCAGGGCGCCCTCGCCTTCGAGACGGAGAAGCGTGCCGCACGGTACATCAAGGTCAACGCGACTTCAGGTTCGCTGAGTTTCTCGGCGCTTGAAATCATGACTGGTGCTGGTGCCGTTCCTGTTGTGGCCGACCCGGCTGTTGCAGAGAACGCTTGCCTCATGGGCGAGAAGGGTGCCGTCGAGTTGTTCTCGGCTGGTGGCCTCCCGCGCATGTTCAAGAAGGATGGTAGCTTCTACCACCGCGAAGAGACCGCCGACAACCTGGCGTTCTACCTCTTTGCCTTCTACAACCAGTGTGTGCAGGCTCCCGTCACTTGGGCCTACACCGCCGACATCACCGCGTAACTTACTGGGTAATCCCCTCCTCCGGGAGGGGATACTCCCTCACTTTGAGAGAACATGGCAAAGACCCTTTCACAACTACGAACCGCTGTCCGGCAAAAGGCCGACATCGAGAACGATGGCAAGCATATCTCCGATAGTGAGGTTGACTCGTACATCAATGACAGCATCAAACTGCTGCACTCGCTCCTCGTAGATGGAACAGACGGACAACTCTTTGCAAAGAACGCTAGCGTTCTACCCAAGCTAGGCACCTATTCTTATCAGCTCCCCGGCGACTTCTCGCAACTCGTCGCGGTAGACATCCTTTACTCAGGCGATTATCACCGCAGCTACGAGGCCGACCCGCAGGACTACGCCCGCCTCACGCAGCGCGCAAACTACGACTATAGCTACTACACGGACCATCAACACTTCCTACGCTGGAATCTCGACCAAGGCCGCGCAGAGCTGTTCTGCTTCCCGGAACCGACGAACCCCTCAGACATTTCCGTTCAGTATATCCCAACGGCGCCAGTCCTTTCCCTGGACACAGACACTCTCAACTGGCCCGACTTCTGGTATCAGTGGGTGGTCTATGACAGTGCCATTCAGTGCTCCAACAAAGAGGAAAGCTACAACCAAGCGCTCCTCGTGGAGAAGGAAAAGGTCGAGCGGCGCGTCCGTGACCATATCCGGTCGATGAGCACGACTGAAATCAAGACTATCCGCAGAGACACCCGCTCTGGCTACCCCTACAACCTCTACTGGGGGTACTAAGTGGGGAGGCGTAACCGCCATAAGCGAAACGGGGGCGTTGCACGTAGCCTCATGGGGCTTACCCGTGCTGGAACCGCTAACAAGGTGGTTGGGCACCAGGGCGGAGTGCAGAACCCGGTCGTGGGCGACGTGAGTCGTGGTGAGCTGTTCGAGGTATTCCACGACTCTAATGTGCCGAAGGTAGTAACGCTGCCCAACACACGCGCTAAGGGTGTTCTTTGTATGCAAATAAGCGCATACTCAGACACTGATGTTTTCCCGACACCCCCAACGGGGGCAACCGTAACAAAGGCTAACTGGCGGTACATAGAGGGGACCGGAAAGATAGCCGTGTGGACCGACACTAATCCCTGCTACTTCAAGTTTTGGGTATTCTAATGGCGACTCGCAAAGGACAGATGACAAAGACCATCATCCTCGCCGGAGGGATGCAGGATGACGTGTCGGAGTTTCAACAAGCCGACCCGAGTGCCGCGTACATCGAGAACGGACGGTTCCGTAAGAAGGATGAGATTGAGAAGCGCCTTCCCGACACCGCGCTGACGAAAACAGGGTTGCCTACTACGCGCAGCCCTCTCATGCTTGCCTCCCCTAAAGGGAAGTCTCTCCTAACCATTGACGACGAAGGGACCCTCTACACCTTCGACCCGCTAGTAGACACACAGTGGCAAAGTAAAGAAAGTAACGTCATACCGTTCAGCGCAGAGATTGAAAACTCGACTGCCGCAGAAGCAGGGATGGGCATCTGCACGGCAGGAAAAGCTGCCGACGCCTCTGTAGAAAAGTTTAGTATCGTAGCGTTCGAGCGGAACATTGAAAACGCGCAAGACCTTATCTGTGAAGTACGACGCCCAAGCGGAGACCTATATTTCCGAACCACGTACTCTGGTGGGATGTTTCCGAAGATTCGCCACTCCGGCCCCTTCCGCATACCGTATGTATACTATTTCGATTCTGCTGGTGGTAATCTGAAGTACGCAGCAAAATCTGGTGCGGGGCTCTCGTCTAGCACACTAGGAAGCTCCCTCAGCCCCTACTACGGGGAGCACCCATACTCAAAGGCCCTTGCCGTTACACGGCCTACAGATGTTCCTAATGGCGCAGGCGACCTACGCCCAGGGTACAAGAGTACCTCTCTTACGTTCTTCGATTGTGACTTTGGGCAACCCACAACCAGTACGGGGGTAGCGGGTTCTCTTGTGTGGCTCAAATCATCAACTGGTGGGTATGGGCAGCTCTACATCGCAAAGATGCCTACTGCAATAACCACCAGCACGCCACAATGGGTTATTGCTGAAAACACGGCTACTGGGGGGTCGGTCCCGCTCGCGTGTGCGTATGACCCTGTGAATGACCAGACGGGCATCCTAGTCTCTCAATACAACGCGAGTACAGCAACTAGCCAACTCGTCTTTTACCTTTGGGACCACGCCAGCGATAGCATTGTATCAGGGACTCCGATTACATATGGTGGGTCTGGCCTCAGCTATGAGCACTGGTGCAAAGCAAGCCTTGTTTATGATGATTCAGCTTCTTCTTCACGGTGGCGCTTTGCAGCTACAGCAGCAGGAGGCAAGCCTTGGATTATGTCGGCCACCAGTTCTCTAGACACTACCATTACAATCTCTGGGCGCATCAACACGTCTAGTAGCCTCTTTACTGTTGAGAATAGGTTTAGTGGGCATACGCTCGCCTCTGAGGCGACCTTCGATAAAATGACGGTTGCTGGGTCTGAGACGCGTAAACTTGTCTTTGGTCTTGAGCAGTGGACACCGCACGCAGTCCCTAACAAAACAGGAGACGGCAACAACACGCCCGACTATGGAGGGAATGAGAAGTTCTCTGTCCCTGCGCTTATCCGCCCGCATACTACCGTCATTGTCGCCACTACACAGCAAACATCCGACTATGATGTTATTGCTACACTCGGAGCAGGGCAAAACAAGGTAGACAACGCCGACCGCAGCGAAGTCAACTCACACCTGAATGGGGCGTTCAATCTCTTTGATGAGGAAGCGGTGCGTATTGTTACGCGCAATCTGCTTCAGCCGCAAGACCTTGCCTGGACGTGGACCAACCCCGCGAACGGAGACCGCCTTGTTACCCTCTACGCGGGAGAGGCTGCCGCCAAGATTACAAAACTCTCCCCCGCAACCAATCTGGAAAGTCATGTGTATGGGGAAACCACGCTTTTTGCTTCGGCTGTTCCTACACAATATGACGGGGTGACGTACGGAGAACAGTCTGTATTCGACCAGCCAGAAGTGACCTATGTTTCTCAAGGCTTCCCCAACACAATCCTTGATTACAAGGTGTGGGCCTATGAGCAAGGCATTGATGGGAACGCGACAGACTGGTATACCGTTTCGGTCGTCACGGGGTTTGCAGACCACCAAGGCCACTTGCACAGAAGCGCTCCGAGCAGTCCGGTCTGGGTGTATGGCATCCAGGCTGACCAGGCCTTTGCAGACCTGTATGTAGGCTTTACTCTACCCCTTAGTGCATACGGCCCTCAACGTGATTACTTTGCTGAAGTTTACTTGGGTGCAGGAGAGGGGGCACCACACCTTGCCGCCGTGCTTCCCTTCAACCCACACGTCAGCGTTCTTACGGGCATTAGTGTTCACATGCACCAGAACGTCAACTCTGCATACCAATATCCTCTCCGCTACAGCGAGGTCCTATACACGGAAGGCAACGTCCTTCCCTCCGACCCGTGGCCCTCTTTCCGAGACTTCGTGCTTACCTCGAACCGCATGTTTGCTATCAGCGCTGAGGTCAAAGGCACTGTCTACTATTCCAAGCTCCTCGAAGAGAACATCAACCCGGAGTTTTCAGCCCCTCTCGTCCTTTCACTAGGCCGTAACCGGAACCTCACAGCTATCGGGAAGATTGACGATAAGGTGATTGTATTCACCGACGACAATGAAATCTTCGCCATCTACGACACTGGACCCGACAACACGGGGGCCAATGGAGACTTCGTAGTAGATCAGCTCCAAACGACCGTAGGGTGTAGCGACACAAACTCGCTCGTAGAGATTCCCGAAGGCCTCATGTTCTACTCAGACAGGTCAAAAGAGTTTCATCTTCTTTCCCGCGACCTACAGGTTTACAATATCGGTAAGCCCATCGAGGACACCGCCAACTCCATTCTTCGTATCAAGACGGCGCTCGTCGTTCCTGATGAACATGAGATTCGCTGGTATGTCGATGCTCTTGGGCAACTTGAGTTTGGGCCCACACCCACCGCCCCCCAAAACGGCGTCCCTGCCCGTCCTGCTCGCCCACGTTACCAAAACATTATGCCAAGCACAGGGGCGGTTGTGGTGTACAACTACTACTATAAAAAGTGGTGCGTGTTCAGTGGGCAAGACGCACAGCACTCTGCGCTCTACCTAGGACAGCCTACCTTCATAGATGACGCCTGGCAAGCATACAAGGCGGCACCTAATGCCTGGGGAGAAGAGGGGCACCAGCTCACTATCCGCTCGCCTTGGATTAGGCTCAACCAACTACAGAGCTACGGGCGCCTTGACGAAGCCATATTCCTCGCGAAGTACCTCTCCGATTGGAGGGACAACGGAAATGGTTTTGAGGCTGGCGATATTCGTGTTCGAGTCCGCTATGACTACGAAGGCCGTAGCGCCGACAACGACGACAACGTAGAGTATGATGAGTATTTGTTCAGAGCGAATGCAGGAGACCTTTCTGGCAAGAGGGTAGAGGATAAGAACATCGGAGCAGGCGTACTCCCAACAGAAATCTGGTATGGCCGATGTCAGTTCAGCGTCACCCCAGGCCGCCCCAAGTGCCAAGCCGTGCAGTTCGAGATTACTGACATAGCAAGCACCCCCATCAATATCAACGAACCAACCAACTATGTGCTAGGCCGAGGCTTCTCCATCGCAGGCGTTGACCTTCTCTATTCCCCCAAGACAGGCGTTGCCTCCAAGAGCCAACCGCAAAGGACTTCCAAGTGAGCAGTTTCGACCCCAGTTCTTTCCTTCCGCTGGGCGGCCAGTATGGCAGCAACATGGGCACTATCGCCGGTATCGCAGAAGGCTTCCAACAGCGCAAAGCCGGTGGCAACTACGCGGACCAGATGGGCGGGGGCATGGGCCTCGCGGGCGCAGGAACACAGCTAGCCGGTGACATTTTACAAGGCGTCCAGACAATCCAGCAAGGCAAGCAGCTCCAACAACAGGGCCTCCGTGCAGAGGGGCGTAAAATGAAAGCCCAAGCAGGGCTAAACCTGGCAGCGGGCGTAGCGGGGATGGCAGGCCCTATGGGTGCAGCAGCGGGCGGCGTCCTCAAACTTATTTCCGGCCTCTTGAGCATCAAGGGACCACGCGCCAAGCGCCAGCGGCGCCACGCCAGGCAACGGCGCATGAACGAGGCCAAGACGGCAGCGATGCGCTCGAACGCAGCAGCCGCAGGTATGCAGCTAGCAGGCGGGATGCTCCGCACAGGCGCCGCGATAGGCCCACAACCAACCGTTGCAGACCCCACGGGGCCAACCTACTCCTTCAACCCCACGACTACGTACAATGGCAGATAACAAAACCGCTAAGGCGTTCGAGAACCTCGCCCCCCTCCTAGGGCTAGGCGCTTCCCTCGCCGCTCAGATTCCCGGGCTAAAGAAGCCCAAGAAACGCAGCCGCGCAGAGTCCGCCGCTAGAGATACCTCCATGCGCGCAGGCGCAGCAGCGGTAGGGGGCGCACAGACCGGGTTCGGCGCTAGCAGAGGCCTCGCGCTCAGGACTGGGCTCCGGCAAGCGGCGAACATCTCCCGACAGGGAGCAGCAGCAGCGGCGCAGGGCGAGGCGGCAGACCAGGCACGCTATGACCAGCAAAAGAACGCCCGCAATGCACGACTCGCTCAGTTCGGAAAAGACCTAGGCGCAGCGACGGGGCAGGTGGCACTAGGTGTCACGCAATCCCGTGCAGCAGCCGATGCAGAGAACGCCGACGCCGAGCGGAAAAAGCTAGAAGAGACAGCCGCACAGCTCCTCCCCTCCTACTCCGAGGCACCGTCTGAGTCCAGCGTAGCCACACAGCCGGGCCACCAAGCCCTAGCAGGCCCCAACGGCGAGCCACAACAGCTCCAGGCATACCCCGAAAGCGGGCAAGGCCCCACGCTAGACCAGCTAGACGAGTACGGCCAGGACACTACCGACCCGAGATATGGAATGGGCGAGGCCCCCTCCCTCGAAGATATTAGCATGGACCCCGCGCTTGCGGAGTTGGGGCTGCAAAAGAAGGAAGTGCTTTACAGCATCGCCCCCGAGCTGGAGCTACAGCACCGCCTCGAAAACCTCGCGCTCGACGAAGCATACCGAACGGGGGTGAACGTTCACCGAGTCTACGCACGCCTTCGGCGCTTGCAAAACCAACCGGCCATCTCAGCTAGCATCCTAGGCATGCAACAGCTCCAGATGCCCCAGGGAGCACAATAATGACCATCCCGAAGTGGATTACCAAGGCCTACGAAGAGCCCAACTACCAACCGCATGAAGGGGGAGCAAGCCAAGGGGAGACCGTTGAGAAGGTGCCTCTTATGCGAGGAGACAGGCATGGGCCTGCGCCCGTAGGCATCCCGATGACTGCCAGAACGCAGAACCCCGACGAGAAGCCGAAAGGCCCGGGCAAAGCGGAGATGAGCATCAAGGGCGAGCAGCCTGCACAGCTTCCTCCCGACCTTCAAAACGAGCAGGACCTTCTCAAACAGAAGGAAATCAACTTCAACAAGGCACAGAGCTTCACGAGGCTGAACGCAGGCCGCGCTCTCGCACAGACAAAGGCGATGGCGCAGGAGATTTACGCTAACGACGCCACCGCGATGAAGCGCCTCAACCAACAGCACTACGCACGTTGGGAGAAAGAGAACGCCCAGTTTCGTAAGGACATCGACGCCGCCCGCCAGCTCCGAGTCAACCCAGACAACTATTTGCAACGCATGGGGCGGTCGGGACGAGTCAGCTCAGTCCTCGCCGTAGCTGTAGGCCAGATTGCCGCAGGCGCCGGGAACCCCAACATGGTGTGGAACCGCCTCAAGAGTGCCATTGACCAGGACATCAATACGCAGAAGGCGAACATCGAGCTTGAGTTTGCAGGCATAACGGCAGGGCAGAACCAGCAAAACCACGAGGCCGCCATGCTTGAAAAGTACTACGGGTTCGAGGACAAGGCCCGTGCCGTCGCGATGTCCTCTCTGGAGGCTCAGGTAGGCGTCATCATGCAGCGTGCCGCCAACGAGAACGAGTATCAAGCCTACCAGATGATTGGCAGTCGTGCCCGAGCGGAACGCCTTGATGCCACCGCCGCAGGCCTAGCCAAGAACGCCACCCTCTACCTCGATGCCCCCACATACAGCGCATACCAGGCCCTTATCAAGAGCCACAAGTGGCAAGAGGCTCAGGCCATGTTCCAGGCGGGCATTGAACAGCAGGTTGGTGGGGCACAGCCCGTGGACACCAGCATCCAGAGCTACGATGAGAACGGTCAGCCTGTAATATTCGGCGGACAGCAGCAACCAGCCGGGCAGCCCCTAGAAGCCCCTCAGCCGCCCGCAGAGGCCACTCCCGCTCCGGCGGTAGCCAAGGTCGCTAAACGGCGTCCAGCGGCTCCTGGTCCATCCTCGCCAGAGGAACAGCTTGTGACGCCCTCAGCGCCGACCACCCCGGAGCAGGCCCCCACCGCTCCCGAGCAGACCCCAACAGGCTCCGAGCAGGATTACCTGTATGGCGAGCCTCTGACCCCCGAGCAGGCGCAACGGTCTGTTGAGGGCGCAGGCACCCCCATGATGGGCAAGGCCGAGCGAGAAGCCGCCGATGAGAGACTCAGAACCAAGGCCCGAGCCGCAGAGGTAGAGAAGGGCATTAGACGACGCATGGGCGACAAGCTAATCCAAGAGGGCGGGTATCAATACCGCCTGCAAAAGGAGCGAGGAATCTCCTCCGGGGCTTTGGAAGGGTTGGGCATCAATACCTTTTTGCAGGGACGAGATATTATCCTTGACCCAACGGACCCAGAGATAGCGGTGTTCCCTTCTTACGTAGATGCCAAAGAGGGGCTGAAGTATGATTTTCGCACCGGGCCAAGAGCGGCCTATGAAAAAGCACACCCAGAGCTATATGAACAAAACTTGTTTGTGGAGCACGAGGGGACCAAGGGAGGAACGTCCCATAGGTGGCTAGAGCAAAACTATCTAGTCACAGACTGGGGCGATATCAAACTTGCCAAGGCAAGCACTTATCGTAACACCCCAGGCAAGAGAGACGAACAGACAGAAGCCATCAACCAAGACTTCCTGCGTGTTCAGAATATCTACAGTCAAGCCAAGGCTATAGCTGCAACGGGTGCTGGTTCTCTCGCAGGCTTTCAAATGACAGAAGATGGGCTAACATGGCCCGGAGACCAAAAGGCCTTGGAGGCTTTGCAAACTAAGAAGTCTGGTGCTCTGCAACTTGCCATTCAGGCGATGAAGTTGGTGGACCCCTCTGGGCGTCTGACTGACCAGGATATCATCGTGGGTAAAGAGTACGTCCTCGCCGCTCTACAAAACCACGGCCTTGCGGCAGTAGAAACGGTAGAAAGCATCTACCGTAGGCTGTTCAATAAAGATGTGACGAAGGGCCACGCACGCCGCGCTATCCAAAAGGCCCTACGAGCGATGGCTGCGCATCTCAGTGACTCTGTTGCTCTGTTGAACAAACACAACTTCGTGATGAGTTATGACCAACACATGCGATTCCAACGCGGGGCACTCGATGTAGATAAATGGATGATGTCTTACGAGAGGGATAAGGACAAGGCAGCAGCCAAGAAGAGAGGCGCTAGTGGCGGGTACTAAGCTAGTCCGGTTCAGCATCAAGGGCCTGAAAGGCTCTGAGCGTATTCTTCCAGTCGATGAGTTTCGGCAGTATATTGCCAATCTCTCTGACTCCGCGAAGGCTCGCGTAAAGCTGGAGGGCACGCATGACTCTGTGTATGAGAACACGGAGGGCGACCTGGTTCGTGAAACGCTGAGTGGGGACCAGGTGATGGCCCGTGCTCAGTTGGGCGAGGATGCGCTGATAACGAAGGGGAGCGACCCCAAGCTGGAAGCATATCGCCAACAGCAACACGCCCGAGCCCGCAAAGAGACGGCGGCGGACGAGAACGCCCTCGCGGTCCTTCATGGTATCAACCCTTGGCGCGTAACGGGCCTCCCGCAGAAGCTAGAGGAGATGGCGGTCGGGAAAGAAGCGGCCATACAAGCGGACAACGAGATTGCCGCAGCGAACCACGCTGAGACGCTTTTTGGCAATATGGCCCTGGGCTTTATGGCCGGTGGCGCCGCTACTGGTGTCCTTACGAAACTGGGCATGGGAGCGGACATGGGGGCGAAGGCTCTCATAGCGAATGTGGTTGCCGATGAGGCCGCGTTCGACACGACGCTCTACACAAAGTACATCATGGACCAGCGGAAAGACTTCCAGGCGGAAGAGCTTGGGAGCATGATTGTCGCTGGCCTAGTGATTTCCGCACCGCTCGTCGGTGCCGCCCTCCTGCGTAGACCCGCGTGGGAGTTGGCTAAGAACGTAGGCTCACACGCAGCGGGGGGTATCGGGCATCTCGCCGGAACCGCTCGCAACGCTCTAGTGCTACGTGGCCTAGCAGCAGGCGCCAAGGGGGGAAAGTACAACCGGGCAGCAGCCGGGATGGGCGTCCTCAACAGAATACTCGGAGGACGTAAGGCCGTCACGAAGATTGATGAGCTTGCCGAGATGCAGAAGGTGATGGCGAAAGAGGAGCTAGCCATTGGCAGGGCAACCCCCGAAGGCCTCCGAGCTGCGAAGGGCGGGAAGGCCGAGGACATTCTGGAAGCGGTTCGCGCGAACATGGACCAGGCCGCCAACTACCTCGATGGCATTGATGCGAATGGCATGGCCTCAGACTTGAAGGGTGTCCGCACCGCAACGCGCCAGGCCAGCAACGCCGTGTACCGCACCTCGCGTAACATGAAGGTTGGTGCCCCGAAGGGCATCGGCAGGTTGGGCAAGAGCGCAGAAGGGCGTCTTGAATCTGCGATGGACAACTTCCTGGGGTGGGCCGATGACATGGGCTTTGGCGACGAGATAGGCCACCTACGCGATGTTACCAGCAGCAAAGAGTACGGGCGCTTGTTCCAGGCACGGCTCGACTTGGCCCTCAAGGGGAAGGTTGGCAACCGCGCAACTAAGGGGCTCGACGAAGCACTCCGCACGATTACCGAGGATACGACTATCTGGGGCACCGGGAAGGCCCTGGAGCAGGCG